CATAATAATTGTGTTTTCACCACTCATCTTCCTCATTAATTTCTTCAGTTAATTCAGGATCTGCTGCCCCTACTGATTTTTCGATAATTCTAATTCTTCCTGCATCTACCACAACGAATTTAAAATCGTTCGTAATTCGAACTCGGTCTTTTCTAAATATTATAAATTGTAAATCTTCATGTGTAATTGTATCCACCGCTTTTTGCATATCATCATTTAATTCTAATGGATTTCTAACATATTTTAAACGACGTAACTCTGATGTTACATATGTTATATTCTGCGTATCGTCAGTTGCTGGTTTTATTATAAGTTCGCCGGTTTTTGTTTTTTCTAATGGTTCAATTGACATTTCAATCGGAGTTGCATTAGGACCTCGCAATATTACATTAGTATAACCTTTTATATCAGAATTTAATGTATTAGCTTCAGTGTAAAATAAATTTAGCATTTCCTGGTCTTTAAAATTTAAATTACCTGCTAAAATAAATGATTTTCTTTCTTGTAAATAATTAATTGCACTCATCATTGATTCGCCAAATAATTCGCGGAAATTAAATTTTGGATTTTCAGCAGATCCTTGTAACTTATCTAAACGACGTAATGTATCTACAATTTCATCCCAAAATTCAAATCTAGTTACAGAACCTTTTGTTCCTAATCGTATAGACTGAAATTTAGCAGAACCACCGGTGTAATCTTTTATTTCATATGAGTTACCACCAACTGTCATATCAAAAGCAACACCAGAACCATTGATTTTAGAATCTACAAATAATACTGCTAATAATATTTCGCCCTTTCCTAATCCTTTTGGTTCTAATCTAAATAAAGTATTTAATAAACCAGATCGGAAGTCTATAGAATTTAATATATCTTCTGACATATTATCATACGAATATAATATTTTTGCAAAATTAATACAATCTGATGGATCGGTTAATTGATTTAAAAATTTTAAAACAATTATATCTGCATCTGTTGGTAAGGATTCTAAAAATTGTTTAAATTCTTGTTGTTTATTTTCTTGATTAATTGCCTGTTGTAAAGTTGTATTTTCAATTGAACCATAATCAATTGATTCGATCATTTCTGATTTTTCATCAGTTAATCCTCGTGCTTGATTAACTATTCGGTCTCGTTCTTCTGGTGTGAATGTTGTCATTTCTTGAAGAACATCGTATAAAACAGAATAATCTTGTTCCGTTTCAGGATATCCTTTCGGTAATCGATAAGTCCATTCGGTTATTATTGAGTCTATTGTCATAACGTAATACTATTCATTTTGCTATAAATATCACCTACCTTACATTTAACCGGAAAATTTCCTTGTTGCATTATATTTATAATGTCAGGTAAAATTTGTTTAGCTTCTGAATAGTTTACATCTAATAATACACTATCATAAGTGTATAAAACTAATTTAGATTCTTTATCTCGTAAATACTCTAATACTTGTTGCAACTTAACCGTTGATATTTCTGTCTCAGTTGCCTGCAAATAATAATTGAATAGTTTGTTTGCCGTAATATTTGTTATAGAATCTTTATATATTTTTCTTTTTAATACCGGCGTTTCTATATATTTTTTTTGTTTGCAGTGTTCCCACAATTTATATACAAAATCATTAACTTTACGAAAAAATGGTATTTCTAAAAATTCTTTATCTATACCACCATATAATAATCGGAAAGTTATTTGTTTGCTTTGTTCATATTGCTCGTCTGTTAAGGTATCTGAGTCAAAATAGAATCTACCAAAATATTCATGCACTGAACCTGCAGGTAATGTATATCCAATTAATCTAGCAATCAATCTAACGTGATATGCATCAAAGTCCATTTCTACCAATGCTCCTCGATCGAACCTACTACAAAATGCATCGCGAGTACCATCTTCTTTATTCATCGCAGCAAAGTTAAATCCTCGATATGCATTACTAGGTCGACCTGTTGATGTGTAATAATTATACTGCGAATATACAAAATTGTTTTGAACTAATTCTGGCATTCTAAAACTATCATTAACATATAATCCGGCAGATTCAATTTCTGCAAATACTGCGGGATATGTATCATTGAATTTTATATATGAATCTGATAGTTCCGCATTCATACACATTGGCCAAGCATAGTGTCGTATTTTTTGACACATTGCTAAATGTTGTTGCAATGGAACTATGCAATTAACTTGCGGTAATGTATTATGTCTTCTCCAATAAAACTGATGAGCTGCGGTATGATAATGTGTTTCATCATATGCTTCATTATAAGTATACCACCATAAAGTCTTGACATCCAATACATTAGCGTTTCCTCCAATTTGAAGCCAGGTCTTTTTATCATGCACAAAGATATTCTGCAGGTCTAGAAACTGTTGTATATGTTCGGAAAAGGAAGTTAATTGTTCAGTATGCCGAAATGTAATAAGTCTTTCTATATCATCTTCAGTATATATGTATATACAGCACAATTCTGTTTGAGTTGGGTGCTGAAAATTATTACACAATATCGGAACAATTAAAGTTTTTCGATCTTTAATATATTCGAATATGCTATTAATATCTGAAATATGATCTAGTATCATATCTAGATAATATGAAATATTTGTTTATTTTCAAACCTGATTGATATCGGGTGGGATAATTACTCCCATTGCAATACCATTATAAAATTGTAATGGATCTACTAATAATCTAGAAATGCTAGGCATCAAAGATTCAGCATTTTGTATAGCAGATAAATTTCGCTCATATGACCCGACAACATATATTCCATCTTTTGATGTACTTTTAGCAACACCAGATATATACCATTCAATTTTTAACGATGTATATAAATTAGGATCTACTTTTTCTGCACCATGTTTATCGTATACTTCTTCGCTGACCTCAAATACTTTAAATTCATTAATTTTTTTTAGAAAATATCTATTTATCTTTCCGCGTTTATAATCATCAGTAGTCGGTGTAGGAACATAATATGGTATAGTTTCATACTTTGTTTTAATATCAGAATTTATCTTTTTGAATTGATACTGTACGGTAGATGTATCTTCGAATAATGCTAATTTTTTTGATGAATTCGGATTCCACTCAAATTCAGTATATATTTCACCTGTAGTGTATTTGTGGTATGGACCGATATATTCTGTATCGGTGCCGTCTAACATATATTCATTACCAGACGTATATAAATTGGTAATGATTTCATCCTTGGAATATTGTAATCTTTTTCTTTTCATAACAATTATTTTTTATTAAAATCTGGTCTCATTAGACATCTTAATGTAGTATTCCAAACCCCTGATAAGTTGACTGTGTGATTTATTCCGAATATACTAAATGTAGTTTGGGATCTGTATCTAGCCGGTAAAATTGGAAACTCTACTACATCTCCATATCTAAATCCATTTATACCATCAATAGTTATTGTAACTTCGTGTGGATATGTAGGAGCGTTTAATAAATTAGATTGCTTTAAATCAGGAGTTGGATATTGAACTTTCTTTTTTAATGCAATAAGTAATTTATTTCGCAACTGATCATTAAATGGATTATTTATAAATTCTTGTTTAACAGCTTTTAGTTCATCATCATATTTTTTATAACTAGCTTCATAATCCGCTTTTAATTTATTCCCTTGGTCTGCAGCAGTGTCTGATTTAAATTCATCTGTAATCTGAAACACCGGTCCAATTTTATTGTCTTTCTGTGTTTCGTTAACTGTTCGATATACTTGAAAATTATTATATAAATAATTTATCCATGGGGCTGTTTCTTGTTCTGAAATTACATCGCTATTATTAATTGTATACATTAATGCTTGAGATGATGGTGGTAATTTAGCCTCAATTGAAAACTCTTTAACTACAGAACCACTAGGCGAAAGATTTGACATTGGTATCATGAATGGAGTTACTGCACCAACATTAATATACCTAGCATCATACAAAATCAATTCATTTAAATCAGCCGGGTTAGCAACTAATTTTAACATGATCATTCCTCCAGAAGCTTCTGCAACTTCTTTTGCAACATGTTGAATTACATCTTTAACATTAGCAGTTGTAAATTTTTCTAATATAATAGTATTAATCCATATTAGTGATGGAAATCCTATAGTATCTGCAGTTAATCCGGATTTTTTTTCTTCGTCAGTTAAATCTACGTTAAAATTATGAAATCGTTTATTATTTAATTCATTTATAGGAGAAACATATGTGTTATCACCATATGAATCATTCATATCTAATATAACATGTTTCGGATATCCGGATACTATCCCATCAATGATTTTACTTCTAGTTACTTGCGGATTAAATTTTATTATAGCATTTGGCGTTAACGATGTCTGTTTACTTTGTAATATGTTTTTATTTATATATTCAATTAAAAATCCTAATGTACAATAAGTGTATTGTTCAGTTCCTACCCATACTTTCATCCACCATTTATCATCGTGTGGATTAATTTTATTTGTTACATCAGATGCTTTAATATTTCCATAAATATTTTTTGTTTTATCCGTAGATTCCTTCGGATTAGCTAATAATTGTATATCTTCGTGTAACGATTTATATAATGGTGTTAATAATGGTTTAGAATCGGCACTACCAGTATTTTGTGTAATTATGGCACTAACATCAGCATATACTCCACTAGTACCTCGCAAATGCAATGTTACGGTAGCAGATCCATTTTGTTCATATGACAAAGAAAATGATATAACTAACATATCATATATTGCCGAATTCATTTTTTTATTTGTATTTGCAGAAGTCTTAGGTAATTCCGATTTCAATGCACCTGGAATGGTGGTTAATTCTTTTTTACTAATAACTGCAGAATCTGGGTGTTCTAATTTAAATGTTATTGCTCGTCCCGGTCTCATAAATGTAGATTCGATATAATCTAAATCTCGTACTGGGTTTGGTACGACAATACTAACTGTTGCTGTATTAGTAGTACCATTTGCTCCATCATTTAGTGAAACATCTGCACCGGTGATATATGGTAATATTGTATGATCATCATATGTATTAGGTTCACTCGATTTTTCTTTAGACGTATCGCCAGATTGTTTTCTTATATATTTAAAATTAGGATTTAAAAAAGCACCTGGCATATTAGCGGGACTAATATTTCCTGAAAAATTTCGTTGTTTATTAGAAATATTTACCATAGAATTGCCGCCTAATACACCTATTATATCTTCGGCACTATCTAACTCTTTATGTTGTTGATTTTTATATGCAATTAATTGAACATTTGCAATTTTACCAAACATAAAATCTAATGACCCAGTTGTTCTCGAAACAAAACCTGCTTTTGCACGTTCGATTATTTCGGCTTGTAGATTAGAATCTACCTGCGTGTAAAATATTTCTCCTGCCATTATTATCTAGTTGTATTTATTGTTCGTATAAAACTATTTATATTGTTGCTTTTTGGAATTCTAATTATAGAATCACTAGGTATCCACAATGACCCTTTTCCTAAACCATTTGCTGCAGCAATTATATGCCACTCATTAACATCTCCATACATTTCATATGCTAATATATCTATACGCTGTGGAGATGTTATTCTAATATAAATATCATTATCTGAATTATTGACAGTTATTATATTTGTTGATATAATATTTTTACCAAATTTATCTTTAATAACTGCCGCTGTGTCGTATCTAGCCATAATTTTTATTTTTTATTAAATAATGATTTAAATCCATCTTTAACTGCTTTTCCTAATGGTCGTGTACGCAATCCTTGATCATATAAACGTTGATTTGCTACACTATCAGACAACCAGTTATCAGTACCTGGTAATGCACCCCACTCATCATTTCTATCAGCCAATGTATAGAACTGACCATTTGTTTCTGGTAGGTAATCTGTGATTACTTTTAGACCCATGGAAACTGATATTTTTATTGGAGCTTGTTTCATCTCAGGATCATCTTCTATATTGATTTCCCATTGTGTATCTGAGTCGTGCAATGTATAACTTAAAGAATCAATTAATACAGGTTGTTGTACAAATAAATCTCCAATTGTCATTCGAAGCCATGGTGCTATAGGAGCAATTGTAGAATCACCACCATATTTTGGAGCAGTATATCCTGCTAATGTATTTAATTTTCTCCAAATTGGTTTTAATTCATCTCTATCGGTAGCATATACCATAAATCCTACTTGTAATGATCTACTAAATCCGTTATATAAATAATTTGGATCGGCTCTACCAACCATTCTAGCTTCATCCCAACCTGCAGAAAATGAATCTTCTAATGATGTGATCGTAGCACGAAATGCCATTATATCATCAATGCTGTTATCATTACCATTATATAATTTAGGCCCAGTAAAATAAAATTTTATAAAATCTTGTGTTTCATTTAATCTAATAAAATTTAATAACTGTCCCAATTTTTTTGCTATAGCGCCTGGATTATCTTTAGATTTAAATAATCTTGGCTTCCAGCGATATACTTCACCTAAATGTCGTTTTTCCGAATCTGTTACATTGACTTTATCACCCCTAAATGGAAATGCCTGGGCTAATAGTTTTGGCTTCCAATTACCGGACGTTCCGCTTGAATGACTCCATTTTGTAGTAACAGCTGTTTGTAATGTAAAATCTTTAATTAAAGATGGTGTCGTATGAATACCCCAACCGTACCCTAAAGCTGCCGGACTACTTAAATTAATTATAGTATATGTTCCGCCGGGTATAAATGAAGATGCATAATATTTAGCGGCCTTAAATGATTTTTTTATTCTATCACCTAAACCATCCTTATCTTTTATTGCACTAATAACTCCATTTAATGCAGCATTTGCTCCGTCCTGTCTTCTTTGTAAAAATGGTCGTCTTGTTCTAAAATCCGAATATTTAAAGTATTTTATTCGATGCATTTCTGACGGCGGCGTAGTCCAATAATTATAATCAGTATCATCTGTCAACTGCAAACCAAATGTACTAGCATAAGCATTTAATACTTTATTACCAATAGATTTTAAATCTGGTTTACTTAATACATTGGTATTTGTAAATTGTGTGATTGCGAGTTTATTGTATTGTTCTTGTATACTAGGCATATATTACTCTCTTTATTAACCTTTACGGAATTCTATTTCTTTATGAACTGCCATTGGATCTAAATTTACAATTATTGTTACTTGTTTCATTCCGTCATATATAGCTTGTTCTATAATTTTACTATCCAATGCAGTAACATTTTTAGAATATTCACTAAATCCATATTCAATCGCATTTATAATATCTTGAGTTGGATCATATGTACCTGAATTAACTAAGTTAACATCGTCGGCTACTATGTTTTCTAATTCTGGTTGATATGAATTGCCTAAATCTCCTTCTGGATATTCTAAACCAGATTGTGATTCATCATATGCATCTTCTAATTCGCCTAATAGATTATCCATATCGTTTTGCGACATACCCATTTCTTCTTGAATCGTTTCCATTAAACCATTCAACATTGCTTCTTCTAATTCTTGTTGAGTAGCATCTGGATTTTCTTGTGCTAACAACGCCATACCTTCTTGCCAATCATCGTAAAATGCGTCGTTAAACTCGGCATATTGCTCATCATTTAGGCCCATGAGTTCTTTTAACATTTGTTCTATTTGTGTAATTTCATCAGTCATCCCAGTTTCGTTAGATGGCGATTCCATTTGCTCAAAATCAGCTGGTAATTCTGGCTCATTATATTGCATATTATCTAGAACAGATTCATTAATAGAAGATGATAAATTTTCTAAACTTTGAGTGTTATCCGGTAATGCATCGGCTGTTTCTTCTAATTCGCTATTTCCTAATCCACCATCATATGACTCCGAATCAGATAGTCCAGATAATAATGATTCTAGTTCATCAAGACCGATTGATTCAAAACCAGTTTCATCTATTGCACTTAAGTCCATCATATCTTGCATATCTTCACTCGTTAACTCGAAACTAGCAGTTAGATCGTTAATTAGTTGAGTTAAATTAGTTAATGCTTCTGTATTTTGATCTATAGATTCAACCATATCAGTTGGAAATAATTGCATAACAGATGTAGGACCGCTTTGACCCGCAAGTAGGTTTTCTGCTGTTCTATCATTAATGGATCCATATGGTCCGGCAACTACAGTTAATTTATCATTTTCGTTAAACGATAATGTAGGGTTATCCGGAGATCCTCCATTAACTCCTGCTATACCATCATTAACACTAATTACCCCATCATTGATACCGATAATTGCATCCTTCAATCCGCCAGTAGTTGTTCCACCCCCCAATCCTCCTGAATAATCTTGTACTTGTTTTGTTTTAATGAAGTCTGTAACTTTTCCTAATAAACTAGATGCTACATTAGCTAATTGTGCTAATACCGGTACTGAATCTGCAAATTCCTTTGCTAAATTACCAGCATTTTGTATTAAATCACTACTCATTTGTGTCTGCCCATATATTGATAGTAAAGCTGGGTCGGATTGTATTTCTTTAAGAAATTTATTAAATGGTAATGCGGCACTGCCGGTGGTGTCGGTTGCTAGTTCCTTGATTTTGCTTGAGTCTTTACCAGTTCCTGCAAAGTATTTGTCAATACCAGATTTTTTGTCAGGATCATTTTGATCAGCTTTAAGACCTTTTATATTAACTAATATTCCGGTTTGCTGTGATTGTTCTAGAAATCTTTGAATCTTTTCAGCTGGTGATAACTGAGATTCATTTGATTCTGTTATCTTACCCATTGCGTCGGAAACTGCTTTAAAATCTTCTGGTGTTAACTCACCTTGCAATTGCATTTTTATATCACCAAATTTTGATGGATCTATATTATCTAATCCTTTTACTATGTCTTGTACTTGCGGACTATATTTTGATGCAACATCATTGATTTGATCTTGAAGTTTTTTCTGCTCTCGCATTGCCATTAATTGCTCAACAGTCATGTTTAAGTTAGCCGCTAATGATTTTTTAGCATACATGTTGTTGCCGGCTAATATATCTTCTTGAGTTTCTAGTATCTTACCCATTGCATCTGCTTGTGCATCTGCGTTACCAGAAAGTGTAGCTTCTCGATACATATTCAATAAACTAGCCCCAGTCTCATCAACCAATCGCTTACCACTTAATTGTTGATATTCTAATTCATTTGAAACTGATGATTCTATATCTAAAAGTGATTCACCTGTAGCATTTAACTCTTTTAAACTTAATCCTAATTTTTTTGATTTTAATATTGCAGATTCCATAGCACCGGGGAGTTTACCATATTGTCCTCGTATATCAGCTCCTGCTTCTGCAATACCTTCGGTAATCATTTGAAATGCAACTGATTTATCCATGCCGCCGGCTACAGACTCTGTAATCTTATCCCAAGTTGCAACTTGATGACCTAATGTAGTTCCAGATGCAGCAGAATAACCGTTTAATGCATCCATTTGTTCGGCAGTTAAAGTTGTATTGTGGGTTAAGACTTTCATTGCATTAGCTTGCATTTTAATATATTCTACACCCTTCTCTCCTCCTCTTCCTCCCTTAGCCATTTCAGCCATTAACTTACCATATAATGGAGCAGATTTCTCCATGGTTTCCATGAATGTAGTCATTTCTGCATTAGTAGTCTGAATTGCTTGTTGAATATCAAGATATGCCATTCTACGTCTAAGTATATCTTTAGTACCAATTCCTAGAGTTTTTATATATTGTTTTTCATTCTCTTCTAGAAAGTTTACCGACTTGTTAGTCGCAACCATAGACTTATTAAATGCTTCTTGTAATGCATTTGTTTTATTTAACCCAGTACTATAACCATCAAAACTTTTGTATATCGCATCAATGCTGGTTTTTATTTTGTCGAATATCTCAACGTCAGTATTTCCGAAACTCTTTAGAAATGTGTCTCGTATTTTTGTAGCTCCGGTATTTGTATTTTTACTACCGGGATCAGTAGCATCGTCAGCTCCTACTGGTACAGAAGGTTTTTTTGCACCTATAGGATAATATTTAGATTTAATATGTAAAAAATTTGGCTTCATGTATATCTATTTTTATTAATAAATATTCACGAAGCCAAATTAGTATTATTTTTTTCTTTGTCGCTTGCTTTTAGCGTTTTTTGCAGATTCTGCTTTTATATTTAATTTTTCTTTGATTTTGTTATAGTAAAATTTACGTATATGAATTGGCATATAATATATAGTATCCCAATCAAACCGACTATCACTATACCATATCATATCAAATATCATGGATTGTAAGTGAAAGCTATGCTTTTTATTAAGACCAAAAAACCGATGCGTTAAAACGAAATTTACTAGAGAAGGTGTCTCCATTTTCACCTTTGAATTTAATTTCATCTGTTACTGATGGTGAATTGTCTGCATAATATGTTCTGAATTTTTTTGATTCTTTTGGTGGAAATCCGTATTGTAATAAATCATCAATTGCTTGTGCACTTCTATTGTCATTAACAGCTGTTATAACACTTTTTAGAAACTTTGATATAATTTTATTATCTGATTCTTTAGAAATAACATCGTGATTGTTAATGTATTTAAATTTAATTCTATATTCATCATTAATTATATATTCAAATTCACCGTTTGCATCTGGAATTAATTTAAATTCTTTATTGGTTAATTCTGATAAATTTATAGTTTGTTTAACTACATTACCTGTTTCTGGATCTGTTGCTACCGCAGTATACTCATTTCCATATCCTAGGATATAAGCATTAATGATTAATCCTTCGCGGTCTGCAATTGCAATATCATCGATATTAATATCATCTGTTATTAACTCAGCTAATAACATATCAAACATTATTCCTTTTTTAATATATGTTTCATTAACAATGATATCTTCATCGTATGCACTCATATGACGCATATTTACATAGCCTTTACGAAGTGGGTGTGATTCAGGATATACTAATCCTTTACTTGTTAGATTAACAACTACCGTAGGTATTTTATTTTTTCTTTCTGTTTCATAACGTTGTTTTGCCATCTCAACAACCGATGGGCTACTAATTCTGTCTGTAACTTGTGTCATAACTTCCTTTTTTTAAATAAATATATAAAACATAAAAAAATGGGGGCAAAAACCCCCATTAATATAAATACAAATAAATGTATATTTTTAGAAATGCATAAATGCAAAGTCGTAGCTAATAGTCATTTCGATTGTATTAACTTCTTCAGCTGACCAATCGTATTGTCCCCAGTTACATGATGTAATAAATGCACCTTCTAATGTCCACTCTTCAATAACTTCACCCGGACCTGATAATCCTTGTAATGTTAATTTTTGTTTGTATACACTAGAATATCCGTCTCTACCAGTTGCAGATTCATGGTGATCGCGAACCCAATCCATTACTGCTTGTGCACCCGATGGAATAATTGGATCATACAATGTAAGTGTAATGTTTTGCCATTTTGACTTACCTTTTACTTTTCTTTGTACGTTGATGTGATCTAATACAATTTCACCATTTTCCAATGAAGGTTTACTTGATGCTTTAACTATGTATGCTGGAATATTAGTTGAACCTAATGTCATAATAAATCTATTTTGATATTTAGGTTCCCATGTAAATGCGTTTGAATAAAACTCAGCATCTGATGATCTATCTGCAGGTGCTTTAGGAAATGATTCGCCACTGAAAGCTGCTGATCCTAATACATCACGTGTAGGGTCTAAGCCAAATTCACTTTTTTCTTTATAATATTTGAATGCCATATTGATTCCTTATCTTTTCTAATAAATATATAAATAATTAAAAAATGTAAGGAGATTTTACTCCCCTTACACTAAATTATATATTATTCTGGAAATGCTGCTCCCGTTGGTTGAATATTAAAGTCTAACAATATGAACTCAGCTGTTCTAGTTGGTTGTAAGAATAACTGACCGTATAATATATTTTGATCTATAAGATCTGGTGTATTATTAGTCTCATCCATAATAACTTTAAATGCATACAAACCTTGTTTTGCAGCAACGTCTTGAAGATATGGGTTAACAAGATCTAAGAAACGTTTTCTAGTTTGGAATGTATTTTGTTCGAATACTAAGAATCTTGTAGAAGAAGCAATAAATTTCTTAACTGCAATTAACAATCTTCTTACGTTAACTGAACTCAATGCTGACTTACGAGATTGAAGTGTTTTTTGTCCCCAAACAACAACCCCAGATGCAGGGAAGTTTGCGATTGGATTCACTCGGTTTTCATATAATTCGCCACGAGCTGAATTTGATAAGTTAACATATGTATCAGTTGCAGTAGTCAAACCTCCTCGTGTTAAACCAGCTGGTGCATACCATGGAGCTGCATTTGCATCGTTAAATGCTAATACACCTGGCATCAATACAGATGGTGGAACCCATACCGGAATTCTTGTTGCTGGGTTTGATGTTCTCAACCATGGCCAATATGTTGCAGTATAATTTGAATCAACATTTAATGCTTTATTTTTAACATATGTTACATTTTTATCGATAGCACAAAGATCCATTATATAAAAAGTATCTAAACGCTCTTCAACCATTGTTCTTGCTGCTGCTGTTACACTTCCATGTAAATCATCAATAATACCAGGTGTTAACAACATATTAATATCATAATAATCAGTATTAGATAAAATATTAAGTGCTTTTTTATATGTTGTTGTACCAGTTGATGTTGCAGTCGAACAATCAAATCCGAATGTGTTTCCTGCTGTAATATTAGCACCAGAATTTTTTGTTAAATTTGGTCTAGCTCCATCAAATCCACCTTGCATTGGAACGATAAATTTACGAGCTGCTAATTCAACATTAGATGAAAATGTTCCTGCTACTAATGCCGTTTCTAATGAACCTGTATATGTTCCAACCACAGCTGCTTGAGATACATCACCTAAATAGAAGTCTGCATTACTACCAGTAGTTGCACCTGTTTTAGGTACTGGATTCAAATAAACTAAGTTAGTTGTGTTTGTAAAATCAAATCCGTGATATGTACTTTTTGCAGTTTGTGTAGTAACATTTGATGTTGCACTGAAATTAATACTACCAGATGCCATTGCTACTGGACTATATAAAGAACGGTAACCAAATGGTATTAATGATTTATCGTTATTTCTATTTGTAACATTATCGTCAACTTCTACACGAATATATTTAGATAAATTAGGATAATCTCCGTTTTCTATTAAATCACCATCTGCAGATACAGTATAATATGTATCACCAATTACTGCAGAAATATAATTTGTAGATAATGGATTAAGATTAACATTGAATTCTTCTAATACATCTGGAGATGCATCTGTCTCGTTTGAGCTATATGGAGAATTTGCAATATTAGATGTGTTTACGCGTCTAACAGACACCGTAAAAGTTGGGTAACCATCTGGATCAGAAATTTCTGAACCTAGTTTAATATCCTTAATACCTACCTTAACCTCGTGGTTCGTTGCTGTACCGTGAGATAATGTATGGAACTTGAATAAATTCTTAGAAGTAGATCCAACTTTTTGTGAAGTAATCCATGGAGTTGCTGCAGTCTTATAATTATCTTCAAAATCATAATTAGTATATACTGCCAATTCTGTCGTTACTGAAGCTGGATTTGCAAATAAACTATATGCATTTTTATCTTCATATTGAACATAAACTGGATATTCTTTTGATTTTGGAGTAGTACCAAAAACTTTTGTTACATAATTATTTGCACTAGGATTAATAGATGCAGATACTGCCACACCTTGAGTTGGATATGCGGTATATGTACCTGTTGTATTACTTCCGTATGATCCTGATAATTTAATTGCAAAACTACCAGATGATGCATTTTCAACTACAGACGAATTAAGTACGTTTGCTGCTAAAGCTGCTGATGTACCATTAACTTGATTAGTTGGATGTAAAATATGTGTAATTCTTTTAACTTGAGCCGCACCTGAACCAGATGATGCAATTACTGCTAATACAGCTCCTTCATAATCATAACCTCCTTCATAAAGTAATCTAGTAACGGTAACTACTGGTCCACCGTTTCTCAAATATTCATTTACAGCAAATGGTACATATGAATCGTCTGAATACGATCCGAATATGCGCTCATAATCACCGAATGAAGTAATTTGAGTAGGAACTAATGCAGGGCCTTTTAATGTAGGACCTACAACAGCTGCTCCAATTTGCGCAATTGCACCTGGTAAAAACGATTGATCAATTTCTTTCGTGTATACACCAGGAGCTATAATTCTTTCTGCCATGTAAAAATCTCCTTAGTTTGTTTTTATTAATAAATATATGCAAAAAAACATAAACCTATTAATTTTAAGAAACTGGTGTAAATGTTCCTGCTACCACATTGATTTGACCATCACCATATTGATTTTTCAATGAAGCTAATAGTTCTTCTTCTTGTTGTCTTAATTGTGCAAATAAGTCTAATTTTGAATTGATTTCAGCTGTTACATTTTCCAATTGAACTTCTAATATGTTTTTGTCGATTGTTAATAATCCAACGGTGCTATACAGTTCATTGAATCTTGTTTTTAAATCTGTAATTGCTGCTAAATCTTCAGCATTCAATTTTCTTGTGTTTGCATTTGTAGTAGGTTCTACTGTTGTTGTTTCCTGTTCCATAACTTTCCTTTTTTTTTATTATATATTATTATATATGATTTTTTTTTCAAAAAACCAATCTTTATTAAAACTTCTTTCCGTAGTATTTTCTAAAATAATTTTCTAGTTGTAATTGCTCTGTTTCATTTGCCCAATATGGTAATACTAATAATGATGCAAAATACATACTATTTGCATTTGGCGATGATAATGAATTTACTCCCACTGCGATACCTTGTGCTCCTACTGACCAAGCTGGTGTAGCTTCTGGTGTAGTCCATGTGCTAGCAACAAATGTATGTTGTGGTTTTCCATTTACATAGAATATTTGTTCACTACCAGCTCCATACTTTTGTTTTAGTGTAACTTTAATTGTAACTAAAATCCAATCATTCAATTCAGTTGCTAAGTTTACGCTATCATATGTGCTACTAACACCAGATGCACTATATAGTTGCAATCTCAATGTATTTTCTGTTTGTTGAGTAAAAAAAAGACCACCTGGTGTAATTGTATCTTCTATAAAGAAATGACATTTACCTGATGTGTTTTTAGATTTCATAACCATCATTATAGTTAATGATTCTGGATCTATATTACTAAATAAACTATCTTCTGTTGTACCAATTGAAGCAATAGGAGATAACCAATGGTTAGTTGCAGTACCACCACTTCCTCCCATATCTAAATATACATGATCGCCTAAATCTTCCCCTCCTATTTTTGGATATGCTCTATTCAGTGTACTAATAGATGTTCCTAACATTATATAGTCATTTGCAGTATCAGTAACATATGCTTTTCCGGTACGAGAAAATGTACCATCAATTAAGCCAGCAGTATTAACATCATAAGAAGGGTGTGATGTTAATGCTAAACCTCGATATTGATTCCATAATTCTGGCAGTTTCATTCTATCCATTATCGAGGTAGTAGAACCATCATCTACCGTATTATCTGCATTTGCATATATCCATGGAAGTTTTTCTCCTCGCAATAAATTAGGATCTTGTATTTTATCAGAGTAAGCAATACCATCAGTAACACCGCCATTGAACCCCGTACGCATTTCAGCCATACCTGCTCCAGTTTTTACCCCATGTAAAATACCTTGTGCAAATCCTCGTTCAAAACCTGTTCTAGACATTATTAATAAAATTCACCAAATGTATATATACTCGAA